AGGCGGACAAGCGGCCAACACTACTGCAAACGGCGTTCAGGCAAATCCCGCTACAAATTCATGGAGCGGAGCGGATTATGCAGCACTAGGTATGCCATTATTAGCAGGAGCAGCCAATTTTGCAGGTCAACAACAAACAAATAGAGATAATAAAGATATCGCAATGGCTCAAATGGCATTTCAAGAACGAATGTCATCAACAGCTCATCAACGCGAAGTCGCAGATCTCGAAAAAGCAGGATTAAATCCTATACTGTCAGCTCACGGAGGAGCTTCGACACCAAGTGGAGCTTCAATGCAAATGCAAAATCCAGTTCAAGGGGCTTTAGCATCAGCAATGGAAACTAAAAAAATCCAAAACGATATGAAAATGCAAGGTGGACAATTAGGATTAATGGAATCCCAAAAAGGCCTTATGGCCAAACAAGGCGAAGCCGCATCTGCAAGCGCAGCATCCAGTTACGCAAATGCAGAAACAGCTAAAATAAATCAAACAATGACAAAAGCAGAATTACCAAAAGCGCAAGCATACGGAGACTTCTATAAAAAACACGGTGAAACCGCAGTCATGTTAGATAAAGCAACCGAAGCCCTACAAGGATTGTTAGGTATAGGATCAACAGCAGTCGGAATTGGAAACATCATGCAAGGCATGGGAAACAGAAACAAACAACAACAACCTAAAAAACTACAACAAAAACTAAACCAAAATACAGGAGAAATAGAACTATATGGCCACTAAAATCAAAGCTATGTACGACGAAACGGAGTACGGAAAAGAATCGAATCTTAAATTCGAAAAAACCCTTACTCAACAACAGTTCAAGGATGAACAAAATATTAATAACATTATGAAAAAATACGGCGCAGCTGCTTTTTCATCACAAGCACAATATTTACAACAAGGATTCGCAGATTTCTCAAAACCAGTTGACTTCTTACAAGCAAAAACTCTTATCGTTCAAGCGGAAAACCATTTTAATGAACTTCCAGCAGAACTACGTAAAGAGTTTGACAACGATCCAGTTAAATTAGTCAACTTCGTCTCAGACAAGAAAAATCGAGATAAAGCAATAGAATTTGGACTTATAGATCCAAAACCAGAGCAAAAGATTCCTGTAAAGGAATCTGCGCAGGACCCTGTCAAGTCATAACGCGCTAGTATAACAAAATAAATATTTTGTAAGGTGTACACTAAAACTGTACACCTTTTTTTATGAAAAAACATAAAAACGAAAACACTTGTAGTCACTGCAAAGCAGTAGGTACAGATACTACAAGACCAAAACACTTACCAAACTGCACAAACATCGGGCCACGCCCAAGAAAAGGATACTACATGAAAACCATCTTCACACTACGAGATAAAAAAGCGGCAGCTTACTCTCCAATCTTCGTACATCCAACTATCGGCTTAGCCGAACGCGAAATCTCTGATTTAGCAAACGATCCACAATCGACCCTATCAAAACACCCGGACGACTACACATTGTTCGCTATAGGTCAATATGACGACCTACAAGCTCAATTAAAGTCGTACGATCAACCGCAATTTATTGCGGAAGTTACTGATCTTATCAGAACAAAATAGACCCTGAAAAACAGGGGGGCATAATCAACCCCCTTGTTGTAATTATGCCCACTGGTCCAAAACGGACCAGTTCAAACAAAAACAAAGGACAAAAAAAATGGAAATAAAAGACAAAACAGTATCAAATATTATTGTTACATTAGATCAAACAATTTCATCCTTATTAGATTTACTCAGAACACTAGAAGAAATACTAGAAAAACAAGAGAATCTTGACAAGGAACTCACCTATAATGAATACTAACTACAGGAGGACCTATGAAACGACGCAAAATGTCGGGCAATCAATCCCGCAAAGATTTTCGCAAGAAATCGGGAACAAAAGTCATGAATGTCATGTCAGCGCCAATGCGCGGCGGAATCAGACTTTAATCAGGAGGCTATATGCCGTGCTATAACCCAAGGACGGTGTCATTCGATCGATACGGCAAAATAGCTTTCTCACCTAAGCACTTCGCACACGAGCTAGTACCGTTCAAAGTACCCTGCGGAAAATGTATCGCATGCCGCTTAGAGTACTCAAAACAATGGGCAATTAGATGCGTACACGAAAGCGACCTACATGCAAAATCATGCTTTGTCACTCTTACTTACGATAACGATCACATCCCTCCTAACGGCTCTCTCTTATACGAAGATTTCAGACTATTTTTCAAACGTCTTCGCAACAAATACGGAAAAGGTATCGGCTACTTCATGTGCGGAGAGTATGGTGAAACCCACGGAAGACCTCATTATCACGCACTCATCTTCGGCCACGATTTCCAAGACAAACAGCTTAAAAGACAAAACGCTCAAGGAAATGAATGTTATACTTCTACAGAACTTGATGACCTCTGGAAAAACGGAAGAACAGAACTCGGATCAGTAACATTCGAATCCGCAGCTTACGTCGCACGCTACATAACAAAAAAAATAACAGGTGAGGCCGCTGCCGAACATTATCAAGGGCTTACTCCAGAATTTGCAAAGATGAGTACGAAGTACGCTATCGGGAAAAAATGGCTGGAAAAATACTATGAAGACATCTTCAATTCAGGACGTCTAACAATTCGTGGCGGCCACACCTCCTCAATCCCACGCTATTACGAAAAATGGCTATTAAAATTCCATAAAGAAATTTATGAACAACACAAAATCAGAAAAGCCTTATTCAGACCTACAGAACAGCAAATCATTGACAACACTCCTCAAAGAAATAAAGTAAAAAGTAAATGGCACAAATTAATCATTAGGCAATTAAAACGAAATCTCGATTCAGAGATTTAAAAACACAAGGAGAAAAAACCAATGGGTTCAGTTCAACAACGCACGACCGGATTCTCACAAGTCCCGTCTGCAAACATTCCTCGCTCCCAATTCAACAGGAGCCACGGATTAAAAACTACGATGGAGTTCGATTATCTCGTACCCATCTTCGTCGACGAGGTATTACCCGGAGACACATTCAACTTACGCCAAACTACGTTTGCGCGTCTTGCCACACCAATTACTCCGGTAATGGATAACATGTATGTAGATTATTTCTACTTCTTCGTTCCAAACCGTCTTATCTGGAACAACTGGCAAAAATTCATGGGGGAGCAAGCAAACCCTGGAGATTCAATCTCCTACTTAGTTCCACAAGTACCCGCTCCAACAACAACCGGATGGCTTACAAATTCCCTATACGATTACTTCGGAGTTCCAGCCGGAACAGGCCTGAACCTAACAGGTTTCTCCGTTAATAATCTTCACGGCCGAGCCTACAATCTTATCTGGAACGAATGGTTTAGAGATCAAAATCTTCAGTCATCAGTCGTCGTAGATAAAGACGACGGACCAGACACTGCAACAGACTACGTCTTACTTAAACGCGGAAAACGACACGACTATTTCACGTCATGTCTACCATCGCCACAAAAAGGCACAGCCGTTACTCTTCCATTAGGTACATCAGCCAACATCGTCCGCGATTCAAACGCAGGCGCATGGCAAATCTACCAACAAGGTACAAACACGTTAGCCGGGTCAGATACTCTTGGTACTATTTCCGGTAACTTAACAAACGCCGCACACACTGTTTCTTATTCATTAGATCCAATGGGCGGATTATCAGCAGATCTATCAACTGCAACAGCAGCAACAATCAATCAATTAAGACAATCGTTTCAAATTCAACGATTATTAGAAAGGGATGCACGTGGAGGAACAAGATACACAGAAATTTTACGAAGCCATTTTGGAGTCGTTAGTCCGGATGCTCGATTACAAAGACCCGAGTTCCTTGGAAGCGGCTCTTCTCGAATTAATATCCATCCTGTCGCCCAAACTTCCGACACTTCCGCGACTACTCCTCAAGGTAATCTCTCCGCATTTGGTACGCATTCTAGTCAAGGAATTGGTTTCGCGAAAAGTTTTACTGAGCATGGCGTCATCATCGGCCTCGCAGCCGCGCGCGCAGATCTAAATTATCAACGTGGACTTAACAAAATGTGGTCAAGACAGACCCGATACGACTTCTACTGGCCAGCTCTGTCACACATCGGCGAACAACCAGTCCTTAACAAAGAAATCTATTTACAAGGGACTTCAGATGACAACAACGTTTTCGGGTACCAAGAAAAAGACGCAGAATATCGCTACGCACCAAGTCAAACAACCAGCTTATTCAGATCAGGAGTTACATCTTCTCTGGACAAATGGCATCTTGCTCAAAAATTCACGTCCCTCCCAACGCTTAATTCAACGTTTATTCAGTCATCTACAGATATTGCTCGAGTCATTGCGGTAACATCGCAACCAGCTCTAATTTTAGATGCCTACTTCAACCTTATAACCGCTCGACCAATGCCGGTTTACTCAGTACCAGGCATGATCGATCACTTCTAGGAGTACGCATGTCATGGCTATCAAATGCCTTAGGAACATCTAATTCCAACTTCACCGGTACAGGCTTAGATATGGATGTCGGTAAATGGATAGGAAATTCCCAGGGTATGAGTAACGATCAATATCAAGGAGGCCTCGCCATAGCCGGCGCGGCCGGCCTCGCAGGCACTGCCCTTATGGGAGGAGGAGCCGGAGGCGGACAAGCGGCCAACACTACTGCAAACGGCGTTCAGGCAAATCCCGCTACAAATTCATGGAGCGGAGCGGATTATGCAGCACTAGGTATGCCATTATTAGCAGGAGCAGCCAATTTT